GTGCGAATTAGCGGCCCGGGAGCTGCAAGCCTACTTGTGCGAACGGAAAGAGTGGACCGAAGAACTCTCTGCGGGTAAAATGTTCGGGGTGCTGGTCGTGAAGGATTCAGCCGGAACTGTAGGCTTTCTGACCGCATTTTCAGGTAATCTGGCCGGCAGCAACAGCCACGAATACTTTGTCCCGCCCATCTACGACATGTTGCGGCCCGGTGATCTCTTCCGCACCGAAGAGGCCGCCATTTCGGACCTGAACCGGCAAATCGAAACCCTCGAAACGGACCTCAGCTACAAGAAACTTCTCCGTGCCGCAGAAGAAACGGAAACAGAGGCCGCCC